TGGACAATCCCTGCGCCGTCCTTTCTGCGCTCCGGGCTGCGGAGTTGAAGTTGGTGACCGGCGGCGGCGTGGTGATGACGCGCTTTGGTCGCGACAACGAGGTGCGCTGGGACCGGGCCAATCTGACCGGCCTCAATGAGTTGATCAGCAAGTATGAGCGGATGTGCGAGCGCAACAGCGGCCGGCGGTCGCGTTACGCCAAGCGTATGCGCTTCGTCGGTTAAGGAAGGTCACGATGTCGCTCGCTCATGAACGTCTCTGCGGCATGCTGTTCGATACGCCGCTGCTGTATCATCCCAGCAAAGCCGAGACGGTCGCGCGCATGCTCGGTCCGCGCCTGGTCGGCCATGCCGTCACCATCGTCAATGGCGAGGGCGGCACTGACCATGTCGCGTTTGCGCATGGTCGCCCGTCTGCAGGTGCGATCGGCGACCGCATGGGACGCGCCTATGACCGCGCCGGAATTGCGCCGTTCGATCTGATCGAGGGCGTTGCGGTTATTCCGATCGAGGGCACCCTCGTGCAGAAAGGCGCGTGGCTGGGCAGTGCCTCCGGCGAGACGTCTTATCAGGGCTTGATGACGCAGATCGCGCGAGCGCATCGGAGCGCGGACGTCAAAGCTGTGGTGTTCGAGATCGACTCCTTCGGAGGCATGGTCAACGGCGTGTTCGAGACGGCCGCGGCGATGCGCGCGCTGTCGAAAGCGAAACCGACGATCTCGATCCTGACCGATTTTGCCTATTCGGCGGCGTACCTGCTCGGCAGCCAGTCGCGCCAGATCGTCATGCCGGAATTCGGCGGCGGCGCAAACATCGGTGCACTGACCATGCATGCCGATTTCAGCGGCAACCTCGAACAAGAGGGCATCAAGGTCACCTTGATCAAGTCCGGCGCGCACAAGACCGATGGCAACCCTTACGAGGCGTTGCCGGACGAGGTTCGACAGAAAGCCCAGGCGCGGATGGACGTCATCCGTGACCGCTTTGCCGGCGCTGTCGCTCAAGGCCGCGGCAAGCGCCTGACCAAAGCGCAAGCCCTCAAGACCGAGGCCGCGTGTTTCGGCGCCGAGGAGGCGCTGGAGCTCGGCATCATCGATGCCATCGGCGACGGACACGAGGCGTTCGCCGCCTTCATCAAGGAAGTCAACCGGAGAGCCTGATCATGGCGAACACCAGCCTTTTGGCTGCGATCCACAATGCTGTTGTGGGTACGGCCGAACCTGTCCTCAACGAGGACGAAACCGGCGCCGCGGCGCACCTGCCAACCACGAAGGAAAGCACGATGTCGAAAGACAACCCGCCCGCCGGCGGCGCAACCAAGGCCGGCACCGTCACTCAGGCGGACCACGACGCGGCGATCGCCTCCGCGCGCACCGAAGCGATGGCTGAGGGCGCAAAGGCTGCAACGGAGCGTCTGAGTGCCGCTCTCGGTGCCGAAGGCGTGAAGGGCGACGCCGGCCGCATGACCGCGGCTCTGGATCTCGCCGTCAAGTCGCCGGCCATGTCCGGCGCCGACGTCGCATCCTTCGTCACCAACAACGTGGCCGCCAGCGCGTCTGGCAAGCCCGCCAGTGCCACGGACAAGTACGTGGCGGAACGGACCTCCGCCGCCAGTCTCGCGCAGCCGCAAGGCGGCGGCGACAAAACCAAATCCACCACTGCGCTGGCGTCCGCCGTCGCAGCCAGCAACAAGCGTCGATGAGGATCACGCAACATGGATGTTCTGACCGAAGGTCTCGCGCGCACGGCGCATTACATCGTCTCCGAAGCTCACGGCTATCGATCCCGTGAGCAGATCATGATCGCGGCCGGGGCCGGTCTCCTGAAGGCCGGCGCCGTCCTGGGCATCTTGCTCGCCAATCATGGTGCGGTGACTGTCGGCGCGCCTGCTTTCACCGGCACCGGGAACGGCGTCCTGACGAAGGCCGGCACGCCCTACGGTCCGGGGGTGCAAGAGGGCACCTATCGCATTCAGCTGATCGACGAAGGCGCCAATGCCGGCGACTTCGAGGTGGTCCGGCCGGACGGCGGCGTGGACGGATTCGCGTCGGTTGGCGTCGCCTATGACGGTCAGGTCAAGTTCACGATTGCCGATGGCGCGACGGACTTTGCCTCGCCGGCCGCCTTCACGCTGCCGGTCACGATCGCGGACCCGGTCAGCGTCGGCAAATACGTCCCGTTCGATCCCGATGGGACCGATGGCAGCGAGATCGCCTGCGCGGTTCTCTATGAGGGCTGCGATGCCACCACGCGCGACGTTCGCCGCACCGTCACCGCCCGCGATACCGAGGTCCAGATCGACGCTCTGTCCTGGCCCGAAGGTATCACGGACATTCAGAAAACCGCCGCGCTCGCCTCGTTGGATGCGCGCGGCATCGTTGGCCGCTAAGGGGAGCCGCAGCAATGGCACTCGTCACTGACGTCTTTAATCAAAACAGCTGGGGCGTGATCGAATTCCACGAGGAAGTCGTGGAAAAGGTCGATCACAAGCCGCAGCTCCTTGGATCGCTCAATCTGTTCGATCCGATCTATTCGCGTTCCCGCACCATCGCGATTGCGAGCAAGGACGGCGCGTTGTCGCTGATCCCGACCTCCGAGATGGGCGCGCCGCCGGAAGAGCTGATTCCGAAAGGCTCCAAGGTCCGCAAGTTCGATGCGGTCCGCCTGGCCAAGGGCTCGACCATCTATGCCATTGAGATGGCCGGCGTGCTCGCGCTGCCCTTCGATCAGCAGACGAAGGACATCGCCCAAGAAGTCACCGACCGAACTGCTCAGATCGTCGATGATCTGGAGCTGACGTGGGAATTCCAGCGGTTCGGCGCCATTCAGGGCAAGGTGCTGGATGCGGACGGCACCACGGTCCTTTACGACTGGTTCGAGGAGTGGGGCATCTCGGAGCCTGCCGAGATCAATTTCGCGCTCGACAACGCCGACACCGATGTCCGGAAGAAGTGCCGCGACGTGAAGCGGACGATGCAGAAGAAAGCGAAAGGCGTTTGGACGCCCAGCACCCGCGTTGGCGCGCTCGTCGGCGACGAGTTCTTCGACTCTTTGGTCAATCATCCGCAGATCAAGGAAACCAAGCTTGGTACCGAGCGTGCGCCGGTGCTGGAGAACATCGAGGGCTTCTCTTCGATTGAGGTCGAGGGCATCACCTTCATCAACTATCAGGGCACGGACGACGAAACGACGATCGCGATCGGCAGCACCAAGGCTCGGTTCTTCCCGATCGGCGCACGTGGCGCCTTCAAGGTTGGTTGGGCGCCGGCCAGTGAGTTCAAGCCGTATGTCAATCAGCGTGGCCGTCCCTATGTCGGCCTTGTTCTCGAGGACAAGTCCGGCCGCGACGAATGGGATCGCGTCGAGCTCTACAGCTATCCGCTGTTCGCTTGCACCCGTCCTGAAATGCTGCTCCGCGCCAAGGCGAAGTAATTACTCATCTCGACGCAACTCGAAGCCCGGCGCCTGGCGCCGGGCTTTTTGCGTTCATGGGTAAGAGCGAAATTTCTTCGGAGCCCTGCATGCCATCCGTTTTTGAGCGAGCCGTCGCCAAAGCATCGCGCGCGATCGACGCGCGTCATGGCGAGCGTCTGCGCTTCATTCCGAAGGGGCGCGCAGACAATTGGGGCAAGTCGGTTGGCTCTGCAGGTGGTCGCCAGCCGATCGACGTGGTCGGCGGTCTGTATGAGGGGGCGGCCGACTTCTCGTTCATGTCCGGCGATAAGGACAACAGCAATTTCTCGGCGCAGTCCGTCAACCAGGTCATGCACGCGTCGATCGAGCGCCGCTATTTCCCGGCGGACAATCAGCCGCAAAAGGGCGACGCGATCGAGGCGCTCGATCGGGCCGGCGCCAACAAATTCAGCGTGGTGTTGGTGGTCGGTGACGGCCCGTCGCGCTTCGCCCTGATTTTGGTAGCGCAATGAGCCTTGCCGAGATCACATTCCGCAATCTGACGGTGCTGGCCTTGCTGGACAAGACGTTGGCTGAATCCAACGTCCAGTCGTCGCTGCTCGTGCCGTTGAACGAGCTGGGGAAGGATGAGGTTGCGCCCGTCATCGCAGTCTTCACTGATGCGATGCGCGCGGAAGACGTGCAGATCGACGGCAATGATCTATTGGCGGCGCAGGGCACGGTGACCCTCGCTCTCGAAATTGGATGCGTCGGCAAGGCGCCTTCAACGGATGGCAAGGGCATCGAGACCTGGTTGCCGAACACGGACGAGGGCATGGAAATGACGATCGACGTCATTCGCCGGCAGGCCCTGGTCGAATTGCAATCTGGCACGTCCATTTGGGCGAGCCTCTGGCGCGATTGCCGCATCAAGACGCGCGGAATCGTCGTCGAGCGCGGCTCCGCGATCGAGCGGGGCGTGCGCCTCGCTGCGAAGCGAACCGAGCTGCGCGTGGAGCTCGTCGCAGATCCTGTGCCGGGGCAGGCGCTTCCCAAGTTTTGGGCGGACTGCCTTGCGGCATTCGACGCGGATGAGCGGACGAGCGACCTTGCCAAGACGCTGCGATTGCTGGCGTCCGGCGAGGAGATGCCGATCTGGCGGTCATGGCAGGCCGACCTTGGCCTGACCGATGCCGGCGTGCGCGGGCTCGGTATTGTACCTTCGGATGACGCCGGCCCTGATGATCAGCTGACACTGTTTGTTTCGCCCGGCGCTGGCCAAGCCGACATCGCAATCGCGGTCAATGCTGACGAGGCGACTGTCACGGTTGGTGATGGTGACGCCGTCGTCGTCGTGGAGGCGGCCGATGGCTGACATCGAGCGGATCCTCAGCGAGCTGCTCGACGGCCAGACCGAGCTCGTGATGCGCGTCGCTGAATATGAGCGACGCATGGACAACACCCTGCGCCACGGCAAGGTCACTGACGTCGATCCGGAAAAGCATCTCGCCCGGATCGAGATCGGCGAGCGCGACGGGACCGTGCTCAAATCCGCCTGGCTTCCCTATGGGCAGATCGCCGGCGACTATAAGCAGCACCGGCCGCCCACGGTCGGTCAGCAGATGACCATGTTCGCGCCGAACGGCGAGATCCGCCAAGGTGTCATCATGCCATTCACATGGTCGGATGAGCAGAAAGCACCGTCCGATAAGGGCGATGAGCATGTCACGACCTATGGCGACAAGTTTCGTCAGCGCGAGAAGAAAGACCTTCGGGAATTCACCCTCGACAAGGTGAAGCAGGTCATCTCGCCGGACAAGATCACGACGTCGATCAACGGCGGCAACACGCCGAAGGACGGTAACGGTGCGAAGGCCGACGACGGCGACGGCAGCAATGACCAGGCCGATGCCGGCTCGTCCATCGTGCAGGAAGAAAAGAAGATCACGCACAAGATCGGTTCGACGTCGATCGTGCAGGACGAGAACACCGTGTCTATCGAGGCGGTCGAGAAGATCCTGCTGAAGGTGGGAGGCTCCGAGATCGAGCTCACGCCCGCGCTCATTGCTCAAATCGCCGCGGCGAATGTGGTCGCTGGTCCGACCTTTACGGGCATGGCGAGCAAGACTGATCAGGACGGCCAGCGTGTCACGACCGAGGCCGGTCCTGCCTTGCAACACAAATCGAAGGCTTGACCTTGACCCAGATCGCACCATTCCCCGGCACCGGCATGGACCGTCGCACCGGCAAACTGCTCACTGGTTGGCAGCACGTCCTGCAGTCGCTCGACGTGATCTTCACGACGCATTTCGGCCAGCGCGTCATGCGGCGCTGGTTCGGCTCGTTCGTGCCGAAGATCCTCGGCGAGAACATGACGCCCTCGACCGTGCTGCGGTTCTGGACGGCCATCTGCATCGCGATCGACACGTGGGAGCCGCGCTATCGCGTCATCCGGATCGTGCCGCGTGGCTCCTCCGATCAGATGCTGAAGGGCGCGCTCGGCTTCGAGATCGAGGGCGTTTACATGCCGCGCGGTCATCTCGGCGATTTCACGCCGGAGCAGGATATCCGGTCGGTGCGCCTTGGCGGCAACGCCTTCGGCTTGCGCGTTCTCAGTGGAGCCTCGCAATGACGACGTCTTCGCCGCTGGAGCTCGCGCTCTACAGGCTGCCGCTGCCGGTCGTTGTCCGCGAACTGGACTATGAGGCTTCTCTCGCCGCGCGGGTCGCCCAGTTCAAGGCGCTATGGGAGGCGAAGCGGGCCGCAGATCCGGATTTGCCGGAATTCGACACGCTCATCCTCGAAAGCGACCCTGCGAAGGCGCTGCTCGAAGGCGCCGCATTCGGCGACATGCTGTTCGTCGGCGAGCTCAACGATGCCGCGCGTGTCGTGCGCCTCGTCAATTTTGCGCAGGGTGGCGATCTGGAACTGCATGCCGCTGAGGTCGATCTGGAGCGGCGCGCCAGCGAGAAAGATCCGGAGCTGCGCGCGCGTGTGATCACCCGACGCCGCGGATCTTCGGCGGCCGGGCCGGATGACTGGTATCTGTGGCACGCCCAGGCGGCGTCGGCGGATGTCGCTGAGGTGAATGTCGCTGACGGCGGAGGGTGGGTCGATGTCGCCGTGCGCTCAAAGATTGGCGATGGCGTGCCCGATGCCGCGCTGCTGGCGACGGTACGGGCCGTGTTGACGTCCCGTGCGGTCCGTCCGCGCTGCATCCGTGTGACCGTGTCGCCGGCTGTCCGCAAGACTGTCAATGTGCGGGCGGTGCTGACGCTCGATCGTGATGCCATCGATCCGGTGTTCGATGCGGCAAAGGACGGGTTCGAGGCCGCGTTTGCGGAGCATGTGGCGCTCGGCCGGGATATCACCCGTTCCTGGCTGATCGCCCTGCTGTCCCCGCCTGGCGTGAAGTCGGTTGGGCTGATCGACCCTGCTGCCAATGTCGTCATCGCGCCGAACGAGATTGCCAAGCTTGGGACCGCGCTGATCGAGCAGGCCGGCCGGGACTGGTGATGGATCAATCGCTCGTCAACGTGCTGCCGCCGAATTCGACGGCGCTCGAACGCTCGCTTGCGGAGGTGATGGACGCGCGCGCGCCGCTGGCGCCGCAGATCCCGCGCCTCGGCACGATCGGCGTTACCGAGTTTCCCGCCGACTGGTTGCCGTGGCTCGTCATCCATTACGGGCTCGACCGGATCGCCCCCTATGTCGGGGATCTGCTCAAGACCCTGAGAGAGGGACGGTCCTGGCAACGTGTCCGCGGGACGCCCTCTGCGACCGAGGATTTCGTTCTCGATTGGCTTGGCCTCGAAGGCCTTGAGGTTCCGGATGGCTATGGCGGAGCTGGGCCGGTCGAGGCGGAGCGGGTCGGGGACGTCAAATGGTGGATGTATCAGATCGCGCTGGCGGCGGCGCCTGATGCGCTCGATGTCATTGTCCGGCTGATCGGTGCCGACGATCTCTCGCGCAACGCTGGCACGGTTCTGGGCCGCATCTATGGCGGCTATGACGTGCGGCCGATGCGTCTCGACAGGATGCGCCTCGATGGCGCGCTGCTCGACGACTGGTCCGGCGTCTTCCTCGAAGGCATCGCGCCGAAACTGTCATTCGGTCGCCTGCATGGGGTGGAGATCGATTTCCACGCCGATGTTGCGGGCGGCAGCGACGGATTGATCTCAGGCACCGCGCGGTTCGAGGAGGGCTTTGTCCTCGATCGCTCGCAGCTCGACGGCGAGGTGCTCGAACCGTCCGTTATCGCAATCCAGGCGTCGTTGTCCGGCGAGACGATCAATCTCGGCAAAGACGTGATGATGCCTTGGCCGCATGGCCGCTGGCCATTGGCCGCGTGGTCTCAATTCGAACCTTTTGCAATCTATGGGGGGCCGGATGGCACTTCTGGTTAATAGCGGCCGTGCCGGTCTGGCTGCGGCACTGAAGTCGCGGCCGATGTTCTTTGCCTGGGGCCGCGGCGCCGCCTGGTGGGGCGCAACGGACGTCAAGAACAAGACCTTTGCCGGCGCACCGGAGAAGCTGACACTGGATCACGCGCCGGTCGCCTCGCTCGTGGTCGGCGCCGTGGGCAACTCGCAGACATTCGCGACGCCTGCAGATTATCTGTTCGATGCGAACAACGGCATCGTGACCCGCGTCAATGGCGGCGCGATCGCGCCCGGCGCCACGGTCCAGACTCAGGCCGTCTACGGCACGCCCCCACTTGGTGCCGGCGATACCGAGCTCGTCAGCGAGGTCGGCCGCCGTGTTGCCGCCTCGGTAGAATTCGTCGTTCCAGATCCGGAAGGCAATCTGTTCACGCCCGGCGGTCAGCGTTGGTCGGTGTCGCCCGATGCCACGCGATATCTCTACGTCGCGGTCCAGTTCGATTTCCTCGAAGCCTCGACCGAGACCATCCGCGAGGTCGGCATCTTCGTCGATAGCGTGCGCGCCGAAGGCGTGCCGGAAGGGCAGCTTTATCTCACGCCGGAAGAGATTGCGGAGCCGGGCTACCTGCTGCTGCTTGATCGCTTCGCCGGCATCAATCGCTCGCCGAGTGCTCGGCAGGGCTTCTCTTACGTCTTGGTGATCTGATGACGGACGCTCGCGACAATCTTCCCGACTATCTCAACACCTTCGATCCCGCTAAGGGCTTTCAGCGTCTCGCGCATCATTCGGACCGGTTTCTGACCGCGAACGAGCTGAACGTCTCGCAGGACATCGAGGCCAATCGCGTCAAGCAGATTGCCGACGCGTTCTGGCGTGACGGCGCTTTGGTCAGCGGCGGCGCGATCGTGCTCAGTCCGATCGTGAACGCGACCGTTGAGGCCTCGCTGGCTGACGCCAAGGTCTACATCCGCGGTGCCGTGCATGACGTCGCGGCACGCAAGCTGACGATCTCCGCAGTCGGTACCGTGGTGATCGGCATCCGCCTGCGCACTTACACCGTCACCTATGAAGACGATCCGACCCTGAAAGGCTCGGCGCCGGGCACCCGCGCGCAAGGCGAACCCGGTGCCTCGGCGCTGGTGATGAAGGGCCGATGGGGATTCGACGGTGATGGCGAGGACGGCGATTTCTTTCCGGTCTACACCGTCAAGGATGGCCAGATCGAAACGCCGAACGAGCCTGGTCTCGACGATGCCTGGGCAAACCTGCTCGCGCGCTATGACCGTGAAGCGCATGGCGGTTACGTCGTGGACGGCTTCAAGGTGCAGCCGCTCGGCCCTGACGAGCTCGGCAAGCAGGTCTTCTCGGTGTCTGAGGGGACGCGGAGACGGAATGAGGA